ACAACGATTCCCCGCGTGCGATGGTCGGCCCGTCGATAATTTCAAACGGCATAGGCTTGTCCTTTCATCCGATGAGAGTGGCAAAATCAACGACCTGTCGGAGCCGGTTGCGCGCGCGCAAGCCCATGAGCATTGCGAGCGCGACGGCGCCGTCGATACGGAAACGGCTCTTGTCCTTGTCGAGCTTGCGGCCGCCGGCCGGGTCCATGACCGCGATCGCGTTCGCCATATTCCAGTTGAGGCACGGGTTATTTGGATGGATCAATTTGCGGTCGACGACTGCGGACTCGAGCGCGTCGATCGCCGGCGCCATGTCCTTGAACCCCTGGCCCCAGGGGACCAGGCGCAAGCCGTCGCGCGGCAATTCCTTCTTGGGCTTGCCGTCGTCGAGCTCGGCCTCGGATTTCCAGGCTTTGAAACCGATCGCGTCAAATTCGCGCAACAAATCCTCGATCCGCCAACGATCGTACGCGAGCGCGCGCACGTTATAGCGCCCGGTTAATTCGGCGATCCTTTTGGCGATCGCGGCTTTGTCGATCGAGCGCCCGGCCGTCGTTTCGATATGGCCGGCGTCGGCCCATTGGACATAGCGGAGGTTGCCCGATCCGAAATCCCGGAAACTTTGCTCGGCGAGCGGCTCGGCGGGTTTCCAAAAGAACGGTTGAACGCGCGCGACGTCATCCGCCGAGCCCATGAGCAAAGCCGACAAGTCGAGCGTATTGGAAAGGTCCAACGCAAGATAAACCGTCTCCCCTGGCGTGAAAGCGACCTCGCCGGCGCAAGCCATCCATTCCGCCCGGCTTATCAGGATCGAGGCCGGCGAGACTCGTTGATTGAGCAAAAGGTTGCGGACCTTGGGCTCCTCGGCCGGCATCCGCGTCGCCTTGGTGACCGCGGCGGCCAGGTCGTCGGCGTCGCGGAAAAGCCCGAGCGCCGGGTTGGCCTTTTTCCATTGCCGCCGATCGGTGAGCTCGCAATTCTCGGCCGCCGCGTGCAATTGGCAAACGATGGTCGGGTCGACGCCGCTAAGCCCGTCGTCGATCAATTGCGAAAGGATATGCTCGGGATCGTTGGATTGGGTCGATAGCGTAATAAACAACGGCTCGGCACAGGCGCCAAACGAGGTATCAAGGACGTCGTAAAGGTCGCGGTTTTTGGCTTGCGCGAGCTCGTCGTAAATAACCAGGCTCGGCAAGAAACCGTGTTTCGTGCCGGCCTCGGAACTAACCGCGCGATAGATCGAGCCGGTCGAGCGCCCGATCATGGTTTTCGTCGACGGCACGATATCGACCTCAAGCAAGAGCTCGGGCTCGGCCTCGACGATTTGCTTTGCAAACTTAAAGATTATACCGGCCTGGTCGCGATCGTTGGCGGCCGAATAAATCTCGCCGTTCGGTATGCGCTCGGGTCCGACCAGGTGCGCGAGCGCGATGCACGCGATTAACGCCGTTTTGCCGTTCTTGCGCGCCATTGACAGGATCGCACGCCGTACGACGCGGCGGCCATCCGGCAAGCTCGGCTCGTAAATGTCGCGGATAAACTTTTTTTGCCAGGCTTGCAGCTTGAACGGCTTGCCTTGTCCTTTGCCGCTCGGGACCGTCAATTTTTCAATGAACGCAATTACCTTAGCCGCGCGCGCTTTGCCGGCCGCGGTACGCGAAACCTTGCCGAGCATGATCTAGCTTGCGACGAGCCCGTTAAACTTGCCGGGCGGTTTGGCCGTGTCGCTCGCGAGCTTCATGCGCGCAAGCGGCGTCATGCCGAGTTGAACGGCAAATTTGACCATGTCGCGCGCCGCCTCGCGCGAGACGATCACAAGCGGGTTCGGGATCAAATTGCCTTTCTCATTACGCGCGACCAGGCCGGAAAATTTGTGATCGTTCTCGGCCATTGCCGCGATTCCGCGCTCGGCGGCAAGCCAACGCCCGTAAGCCTGGCAATAGGTCGCGAGCGATTGCGTATCGACGAGCGTCAAGAGCCCTAACCTATGGAGCTCGGGCGCGACGCGACGCCACTCGCCCGCGGCGTCGTCGTCGAGATAATCGGGCGGATCAGGGACGCGCGCGAGCGCGATCGGCTCGGGCTCGCGCTTGATCGGCCTATGCGCCGGGTTGCCGCGCAAGAGCTTTAATTTTGTCGGGACGGCCGCGGTCATGGCTCACGCCCTCAATTCGCTCAAGGCGCCCAAGCGGATCGGTCCCGGCACCGGCAAGCCGAGCAAGAGCGCAACAATCATGTAAAGCGCGATCAGCGCGACGATAATCATATAGACCTTTTGAATTTGCGCCGGGATCGGAAAGCCGAGCCAGCTTGCAAACCAAACAATAACCAGGCCGATGAGGACCAGGATCGCGACATAGATCGCGATATTGATTAGGCCGAGCAAGGCGCCGGTGAGACTCATGATTTCCTCCATCGAGGTTAAAGGCGATCGCAACGCCGTCGACCAGGCGCTAACCGCCGGCAATCAATTCGGCTCGTTTTGCCTCGGTTTGCTCAAACCCGATAACCGCGGGCTCAATAAGGAAACGAAGCGGCCGGTCGCGGAACGTTGCGCGTGGATGGTCAACACCGCCCCCCCGCCGCTTGACGCGAGGCGGACCCGCCCAACCATCGCTTAGGTTGCGACTAGTCTCTTGCATTGGATGGATGCCGCGGGTCGAGCGGCCAACCATCCGCGTCGACGTTGCACGCAAAGCCGTCGAGCTCCTCGCGTTGCTTAGTGACGTTGTGATGAGCGAGGCACAAGCTTTGCAATGCACCAAACCAAAACGATTGTTCGTTGCCTCTATGCGGGACGACATGGTCGGCCGCTATGGCCGGCGTAACGATGCCATCGTTAAGGCACATGGCGCAGAGCGGATGCTCGCGCATTTGATTGCGTGCGATGTTGCGCCAACGTCGCAAGCCGTACCATCTAAGGCGAGGTTGCTCGTTGTTCCATGCGTGCAACGGATCGGTCGGGCAACCATCATCGTCGACGCCGCGCTTGGTTATTCCTGGATCGTTGGCGCGTTCCCGAGCGAGCCATTGATCGACTAGCGCGAGGTGCTCTTGCCGCACGGCCGAGCGGTCGGGATCGTGCATAATCCGGCGTCGGAGCTCGACTCGAGGTGGCGCCAGCAAGATCAAATCGCGTTGCTTGACGTTTAGGGTATTTTTCCACCATTGCCGCAAGCGCATAGACGCCGCGGTCAGGATTACCCAAGCGACGCGGTCGCGCGCCTCTAAGCTCAAGGCGGCCAGGCGCCGATTGCGCTCTTGCAGCAATTCCGGCGTTGCGCTTGCCGGCCGATCGCGACCGAGGCCGTGCTCGCGTGCGATCATGTCGAGGTCGATCACGATATCGGATTTGCGAGCGCGATCGCGGACATACGTCGATTTGCCCGACGCCGGCGCGCCGCATACCAGGATCACGCGGCATGTTGGCTTTGGGAGATCGGGACGCGCCAGGTCGCCGAGCTCGCCCGGTCCTCGCATAATTTGCCCTGATATTTTCGGAGGTTGAGACGTTTTGCGGACGCAATTCGGCCCTGCTAAAAGTCTCGCGCGTAGGATTGTTTTGTTTTCAAGAGCTTGTCAACGCCAGGCGGCCTTGAGCTTGCGCTTTTTCGGGATCGACTTGCGGACAAACCAAGGAAAAGCTTTGCGAATTTCCGTTATGACGCTCGCCGGCATGAGGTTGTTTTGCGGCGCGGCGACGAGCGCCCGAATTATCAACGCGCGTAATTCGTGCATGACGACCCAATACGGCGTTACTGATTCGTTCCGCCTCAAGCCGTCTTGCCGATAAAACTTATAGGCGCGGTTGAGCGCGCTAAACGTGCCATCGCGGCGCATGGCCGCGATCGCCTGGTCGAGATAGCCGGCATAGAGTTCGGCCCGCTCGATCGCCTTGGCGTGCGGCGTGAGCGTGATCCCGCGGCTTTGTGCCATCATTTCGATAACGTCGACGAGCTCGTTGAGCGGCAACGCGCGCTTAACGCCGTCGTCGCGATTGACATAGATCAAATTTGGCGTTCTTACGATCGCGGCCAAGGCTTCGAAGGCTTGACTCCATGCGATCCAACCGATCGACGCCGTCGGCGAAATAATCCGCCGTATATGCCGCAAAGCTTTATCCAAATCGCGCGCAACGCCGACGGTGATCGGGTTGCCCTGGTCGACGCTCACATAGATCGCAACCGCGCCAATCGCCGAAAGGTACGTTTTTGCCGCGGTGCTTAGGCGCTCAATCAAAACACCATGACCCGCTTGCCGATCAATGCGTCAGCGATATTGTCGCATAACGTCCAATTGAGCCGGCGCCAGGCGTCGGCCTCGCCATCGTATTTTCGTCGCTTGATTTCGTACGCAAGGTCGCCGTCGATCGAGCGCATACGCGCGCATACGTTGACGATCAAAACCTCACGCGGCTCGGCCAAATATTGCATCGGCCAAGCGATCGCGCGCTCCATTTGGGAAATTTCCTTGGCCGACGGCAAGACGCGCGAGCGGTTGGCCTCGCGTTGCAAGGACTCGAGCTCGCCGGCGCCGATCATGGCGAGGAGGTCGGTCCACTCGACGCGGTATTGCGGCCATGCGCGCCCGAACGCGCGCGGCAACGGTGAGCGCCAGGGCATCCGCGAAAGCACGCGCCAGGCGTCGGCGAGACGCAACGCCACATGCGCCGCGGTCCATGCGCTCGGCACGAGCTCGGGCGCCGGCACACCGTCAAGCGGATGCCAACCGTCGAGCACCTCGTCGCCGTTAAAGAGCTTCGCCATTACGTTTGCTTTCGTCGATAAGCTTTTGCACCTGTATTATGCGCCAACGTATTTCCCCGCTCATGTTCCGACAGTTTTTAGCCGCGGTTTCTTTTATTTCGTCGTAAAGCTCTTGCGATACGCGGGCGAAAATTATATGCGTTTTCCCTACCATATTGATCGTCCATTTCCCTCGTTCCTATTTTGCCTTGCCCGCCATCCTCGTTTAGCGGCGCGCCCGCTCGTCCAAAGCGCGCCAACCGATAGGCGGGTCGCCGAGTAGCGTTTGCGATAGCGTACGGCGATCCAGAGCGGCTTGACGCATTTCTCGCTCACGCATGACCTCGTCGGGCACGCGATCAAATGCGGTGACGACATGCGGCGCTTTCGTATTCGGGCGCACACGAGCGCGCATGGCCGCGCGCTTTGCAATAACCTCTTTGCGCGTAACCTTATTCCGGTGCCATTGCGCGCGCCGGTGCTCCTGGAATTGCGGCTCGATCTCGACGCGCAAAATATATTCGGAAATGCCGGTGCGCTTGCTCACGGTATGCCAACCGACACCGTTGGCGCGTAAGTGCCGCGCCTGGTCGACGAGCTCGGGCGTGAGCATTGCCATTGCGTTTCCCGTGAAACTTTTTGCTCGCTAACTTTTGATATCTTTCTCGGTCGTCCTCTTGGGAAATGGCACGGTATTTGCGCTTAGTTACTTATCTAGATTCTAGATTCTCCCTCGACTTATCGCATTGCGGTCTAATGATTGCCGCGGGTTAGCCGGAAAGTTTCGGCGAAAGACTCGCCAAACTTTCGCGAAACTTTGCCCGGTTTTATTTGACGACATGGAACCGCCTCGACCGGCGCGCGATCGCCTTGCGTATGGCGATCGCAATTTCACGATCGGCGCGCTCGTTGCGGAGATTGCCGCCGAGGACATAGATTTTTTTTGCGGTGATAAGCCTGGCGCGGATGCGTTTCCAACGCCGCGCATTGGTCCCGAGCCATTTGCAAACCGAGGTCGGCCGATCGGGGATCGCGCCGTCGTTGGCATAAATCAAATCGAGGACCGTGTTATAGGCGCCGCGTTCCTCTAGCGTGAGGATCAGCATACCGGCAAGCGCCGCGTTATGGTCGCGCTTGTACCATTTGAGAGTCCCCATTATTTCGCGACCTCATGATGCGGAATCCCGAGGCCCCACTCGCGCAAAGCATCGCGGAGCGAAATGCAAACTGCCTTTTGGCTTCTGAGGTCCTTGATACCGTCGGGCGATAATTGAATCGCGCCCATGTTGGCGTCGCAAATGAAATCGTCCAAATGCCCGGCCAAGACGTCGAGGGCGTCGATCGAGCGGACGACGCATTTTTCGAACGAGTCGTAATCGTCGTCGGGATCGCCGTAAATGCGCGCCATGTCGATCCATCTAACGCCCATTGGCCGCCCCATTACCGGCGACGAGCTCCGGCCGATCGAACGGCCTCGCCCACATTTCCGACCACTCGCCGACCGGCGGCGGCCTGGTTTTGCCGGCCATCATTTCGACGATCGTTTGCGCGAGGCGCTCATGCGGCAACGTGCGTTGCCCGCGCGGTAACGGATGCAAACATTTTTTCGGGAGATACCAGGTATCCGCGGTCAGGCGCGGCGCGGTCACGCCGTCGGCGATCCGCTTATGCAAATAAAATTCGCGCTTGGTAACAAAGCCCTCGATCCAGGTTTGCGATAGGTCGTTCGGATCGACGCTCACGCCGAGCATCAAATGGAAATTCTTTTCCCAATAGAACGAGTTTTTGGTTTGCGGCCAGATCACGTTGCCGGCCGGCGCCGATCCTTTGACGTCGAGCAATAGCTCGACTCCGAATAGTGGCAATGCCAGGTCGAAACCGTCATCCGGCCCGTTTTCGACGTTCCAAAGCAACGCGAGCTCGGGATCGAGCCCAAAAAAACAAGCGGCGCCGACCTCGGCCGCCTTGCCGAGCGCAAATTCCGCGACGCCGACCTCCCAAGGCCCGGTCACCGCAACCGAGGCCGGCGAGCCGCCATTGTCGCGGTGATCCTTGAGCTCGTGACCGAATTGCCAGGCGCGCTCGACCCATACCGCGGCGATCGGTTGATATTGCCGGTCGGGATTCATGCGGCCGCCCCTGGCGCCTCAAGGCCCCAATTATCCCAACCGGGCCGAGCTTTGCGCGCATTGATCTCAATTTTTGGGAGATTCGGGAAATACGCCTCGACGAGCTCATAGACTGCAGTCGGCTTTTCCGAGTGGGCGCCGACCGCCGCCTCGATCACGCTATCCCATTGCGTACCGGGCGCCGGCGCCGGGATATGGCCGCGCGTGCCGACGAGCAAGAGCTCATGCCGGTTGCGAAACCAATAGCCGGTGCCGGCGTGATCCTTGACCCATACGGCGCCGCTCACATAGCCAAAGCCCCAGGCCGCCATAACCTCGATCGCTTGCGGCGTCATTGGCACGGTTGCCCATAAAAAGAGGACGCTATTGTTGGCGCTTATGGACGGGATATCGCGCGCCTTGATCGTGTCGAGCGCGCTCGTCGGATAATGGTTATCGGCCGAGGTCATGGTCATGCCCTTGGCCGACCAGGTATCGAATTGCCATTCGGGATCGGCCAGGATCACGCCGTATCGTTTGTCGGGTAATGCTTGAATCTTGCCGGCGAGCTCGCGCTCCTTATCGGCGCGTTGCTTGATCCGCGCGACATTGGCCTCGGCGCGGAGCTCCGAATAGGCGGTTTTTTCCCCAATACAAGACGCGACCGCGACGCGGATAAGGCGATCGAGGCGCCGCTCCCATTCGTCGGGATCGTCGCGCTTGAGCCGCGCCAGCTTTTGCCATCGGCTCGCTTGCATCCTGGTTAGCTTGAGGTCGGCAAGGTTTGGAGCTTGAGTAACAGCCTTTGACGCAAGCTTTTTGCGGTAATGCCCTTTATCGCGCTCGCCGCTTTCTTTCATCGTTATTAGGCGATCGCCGGCCTTGGTTTCGGCCTCGACCCGCAAGGTCACCGCCGGCCCGAGGAGCTCGACGTCGCGCGCCTGTGTAGCGTAGGTTTGCAATGCGGTCGCGGCATCGCGAACGTGCTTGATCTCGTCAATGCGTACCGCCTCGGCCAAGGCGCGCCGCGCCGCTAAATATTTTGCCGGGAGTTTCATGCGTACGGCCGCCAATCCGGTGCCGCGCCGGGTTGATAGCGTTGCAACGTCATGCGGCGATGCAAGGCGCAATAGGGCGAGCCCGCGGCCGTCGGTTGGCCGCAAAACAAATACGGCGCCGCGGTGCCGTGCGGGTAATGGCATACGCCGGCTTTAAGCTCGTCGAGCCTGAGATCGAGCGACGGCGCGTTGACGACGACCGGCTCGGGCAATGGCGGTGCCGGCGGCGGTTTCCATTTCGTCGCCGCCGGCGGTTTCGGTGGTTTTGCTTGCGGCCGCGGTTTGGCGATGCGGGTCGGCGTATAGCCTTGCAATCGGTGAATCTTGCCGATCACGGCATTGCGCGAGACGCCGAGCTCATTACCGATTTGCGAGGCCGATCTCCCCGCGTTCCATAGCGCCTTGAGGCGCTCGATCCGCTCGCTTAACCATCCTCTTTCGCCCATGATCGCCGCCGTTTTTTTTGATGCTTCGCCGTCGAGTGCTCGCGCGCGCCTGGCGGATCGGTCGCTTGCGTTTTTTGCGGTGCTTACCCTTGGGCTTGCCGGCGAAAAGCGCCGGCGCGGCGGTTTTGCCCTGTTCCATCAAAGCCGCGGTTATGGCCGGGAGAGTCCAGGCCGGGAATCTACCGGCCGCGCGCCAATTGGAGGGATTATTGCGCGCGACGCCGAGCGCACGCCCGAGCGCGGCGTTTCCGCCTAGCTTGTCAATAACTTGCCCGGTTTTTTTGAGGATGGTGTCGCTCGGCATGGTGCCAAGCCTACTACGATATCCATGTAAAACATATTTCGCATTGCGGCGTTAAAGCGCGTATTCGGGCGTACAAATAATTTGGTTATTTTTGAGTCCCGGTGTTAGGTTTAGGGCCAACGGCCCTAATTTACCTCCCGCGTGGTGAAACAACGATGAGCAACGACGAGCGCAAGCTCCATCCGGTTAACGCCCGCATGAAAAACTTACGGATGCGGCTCGGGTATCCCAAGCCGGGCAAATTCGCGCAAATGCTCGGCATATCAATCGCCCGCTGGTGCAACGTCGAAACCGGCCATCCGCTCACGCACGCGGTTGCCGTGATCCTCAAAAAGAAAATCCCAGGACTATCATACGATTATATTTACGACGGCGAGATCGGAACTTTGGGCGATGAAATCCGCGCCGTGCTCGGCGAAAAGCCGAGCGCAAAGGCGTTGCCGCATATGCCGCTCGGGCCGGCCTATGACGTCAAGAAAGGCAACAATAACAATAACGACGGTTATCGGCCGCCGACCAGGCGCAAGGCCGCCGGTTGACGATCGGCCTCGCGCGTGCCGCCGTCGCCGTCGGCGTCGCTCATTCTCGCGATCTCGATTAGGTAAACGATATTCTTTGCCATGCCTTTGAGCTCGTCGGCGAGCTCGGCAAACATTTCACTATTTTTGACCGCAATATCAAGGCGCTTACTCATAAGCCGCATTAAATTCTCGGCCTCGTTTCGCGCTTCCTCGCGTGCCGTCAAGCGATTCCAATGTCGTCCAGGCAAGGAACACCTCCCCGCTTACTAAACATTTGTGATTAGCCCCGGCCCAATATGTCATTAAACATTTATATCGTCTCACGGTTGAATCGTTTTGTCTTGCATAATTTTTGCACGATCAAATAATTTTGAGTGAGGAATAGTCCGCAATCAGGACTAGATAACATGGTTTAACACTCCTCCGAATGTTGACGTTGGAGGTATGAACGAGCGAATAGGCTGGAATATCAGAGGCGCCCGCGTAAAACTCGGCCTGTCGCAAATACAGTTAGCCGCCGACTGCAATCTTGACGCAAGTTATATCAGCCGCTTAGAGCGCGGCTTAGAAAATCCAACCATCCGCACGCTCGACAAAATTGCTAACGCCCTCAACGTAAGCTCCGTTGACCTATTGGCAAAGCCGCGCGGCAAAAAACCCAAGCCGTTACCCCGCGGACGCAAACCCAAATAATTTGTATGCGAGCAATGCATTTTTGACTCGCGTTACTTCGATTTCCATGTAAATAATAATTCGGTAAGTTGCGGAGCGTTTTCCATGCCGCACGTTATCGACCTCAACCATTACCGCCGCGAACGCGAGGCCGCCGCCCGCGCAACGCCGCTTTACCTGGCGCACGAGATCGACGACGACAATCCCAACCGGACGACCGTTTATATCGCGAGCAAGAGCGCGGCCGCGGTGCAAGGCGAGATCAATTTCCTGGTCGCCTATGTCGAGAGCTTCGGCAACGGCGCCGCGACCTTTGATATGCCGCGGCGCCTCGACAATTACTATTTTGTCGAGGGCGAAATCGTCGTTTTCCCCGAGGTTGACGAGAGGAGCTTAATACCATGAACGCGCTCGCCGAAATTCCCGAGCAACAATTTACCCCCGACCAGGTCGCGCTTATCAAGCGCACATTTGCCAAAGGCGCGACCGACGACGAGTTGCAATTATTCTTGAACCAGGCGCGCCGCACGCGCCTCGATATCCCGTCGCGCCAAATTTACATGGTCAAGCGTTGGGACGCCTCGCAAAAGCGCGAGGTTATGGCGATCCAAGTCTCGATCGACGGCTTGCGCTTGATCGCCGAGCGATCGGGCAAATACGCCGGCCAGGTCGGGCCGGAATGGTGCGGCGAGGACG